GCGAAACTCCCTTGGAACAAGCAGTAAAGAACCTCTTGACAAAAATTTCGTCCGATGTATACTGACCCCAATCGGTGTACATCGGACGATTTCATTATGATTACATTCACAAAAATCCGTTGGAAAAACTTCTTGTCCACAGGCAACACCTTCAACGAGGTCTCCCTGTGCGACACCTATACAACCCTCATCAGCGGCGAGAACGGGGCGGGTAAGAGTACCGTATTGGATGCTCTGACCTTCGTCCTGTTCAACAAGCCCTACCGTGCCATCAATCTTCCTCAGTTGGTCAATACGGTCAACGAGAAGGACTGCGTGGTTGAGATTGAGTTCTCGGACGGCAAGCATGAGTACAAGGTCGTGCGTGGGCAGGCTCCCAAGGTCTTTGAAATCTGGAAGGACGGAAAGTTCCTTGACCAAGAGGCCAAGGCCAAGGACGGCCAGAAGTTTCTGGAGGAGCAAATCCTTCGCATGAACTTCCGTGCGTTCTGTCAGGTGGTCATCCTCGGCTCGGCCAACTATGTCCCGTTCATGCGCCTACCAGCCGCCGAACGCCGAACCATCGTGGAAAGCGTTCTGGACATCGGCGTGTTCTCCATCATGAACACCCTTCTCAAGGAGCGTGCCAGTCAGACCAAGGAGGAGATGGCCCAAACGGACACCCAACTCGCCGTGGCCAAGGAGCGAGTCCGAAGCCAGAAGAAGGTCATTGAGGACGAGCGCAATCGTTCTCAGAAGGACAGGGAGTGGGAGGAGACGGAAGTTCAAAAGACCTCTGAATCCATCGCCAAAATCCAGACGGAAATCTCAGACCTCGTGACCCGCATAGACACCATGGTTTCATCCGTGTCCGATAAGAAAACCGTCCAGAAGCAGAAGGAGAAGTGCTTTGAACTCAAGGCCCAGATTGAGAAGAAAATATCGTCCATTCGCAAGGAGGTTGAGTTTTACACTAAGAATGATAAGTGTCCTTCCTGCCAACAGGCGATTGCTGACGAGTTTAAGAAGGCGACGATTGAGTCAAAGTCCAACCGAAAGAACGAGTTAGAGACCGCCTTGTCGGAACTGACGGCGAAGTTCAAGGAAGCCGAAGACCGATATGACGCAATCACCGACATCCTTCATGAAGTCGCCAGTCTTCAGGCACTCGTGACCAACAAGACCAATGACATTGAGAACCTGAACGAGTACATCGGCAAGGTTCGCAGTCGTGGCGTTGACACGGAGAAACTTCGCAAGGAAGAGGATACGCTCCAGACATATCTCAACGAGGAGAGCGAAGCGGTTGACTCCAAGAAGGAACTTGTGGAGGAGCAACACTACATGAATCTCGCAAGCGTCCTGCTTCGTGACGGCGGCATCAAGAAAAAAATCATCAAGAACTACATCCCAGTCATCAATCTCATCATCAACAAGTATCTCAGCATGATGAACTTCTTTGTCAACTTCCAACTGGACGATGAGTTCAACGAGACCATCAAGTCCCGCCATCGGGACATCTTCACCTACGCATCCTTCAGCGAAGGAGAGAAGCGTAAGATTGACCTTGCCCTGCTCTTCGCATGGCGGTCTATGGCCGAAGTCAAGAACAGCCTGTCCACGAACCTTCTCATTCTGGACGAGGTGCTTGACGGGTCGCTTGATGATACATCCACCGAAGCCTTCCTTGAGATTCTCAACAGCATGAAGGGCGGCGGGGTGAATGTCTTCGTCATCAGCCAGAAGTGCTTCAGGACAAGTTCCAGAGGCATATCCAAGTTGTCAAGAAGGGCAACTTCAGTAAGATGGCATAAAGAAAAAGCCCCCTTTCGGGGGCCTTTCTTTTGGAACAGGTAAGACTATTCGGTCAGGACAAGTTTCGGCGTGGCGAGTTCCTTGGGAGGAATCACCAGACCACTACCGAACATGGAGTTGTACTCGTTCAGGAGTTCCACCTTCGGCGCAATCATGAACGACACATTCTTCAAAACCATGTTGTCCGTCTCGCCGTACGGGAGCCACGGAACAAGAGCCAAACGCCCCTGACCCGCAGGAAGAAGGACGGCGGGGGACTTGATATGAAGACCCTGACCATCTTCACCCACGACATCCACCAACAACTGCTCACCGCTCGGCAAACCAATTAACTTCACATTCATACAAGACTCCTTATAAGGTACGCTATTTAGACTCGCTTCCAACGATTCACGGCCAACATTCCAGACAATCCGTTGTAGGAACAGGTGCGTATCATGGACTCAATCTCAACTGGTCGGATGTTTCGCATGACCATATCATTGATGTCCTTGATGGACTTGACGCTCCTGTCCCAGACACAAACCTTACGCCCCGCATCGACAAGTTTGAGCATGGCTTCAACAACCTGCTCGTTACGGGGTTCATTGTCCAGAGCGTAGATGAGACGCTCGGGTGGGATACCCTCGGGGACATAGAGTGGGTCGGACAAGCCAAGCATCGCCACGCCATTACGGAGGAACAGGCTGTCAATCGGCCCTTCCGTAACTACGATTGGCTCATCAGTCTTGACTCGCTCCAGACCATACCAGAGTCGGTCTCCGTTCGGGTTGACCTTGATAGTCATGTATCGGATTTCTTTCCACTTGTGGTTATTCGATTTCAGAAGTCGCCCCTGCACGCCCGTGAGATTACCTTTTAGGTCAAGGATAGGGATAACGATACGCTCGTCATCACCCACCTTGGCTTCGGGGTCAATCTGATTGACGAACTCCCAGAAGTTTGGGGCGTAGTAGAGGAGGTGTCGGCGTTGTTCGGGAATCCTTCGGGTGTCCGCCCATGCGAGGGCACAGTGGTCTTTGGGCAGGTCAACGAGTCTCGGGATGCTCTGTAAAGCCTCGTTCTTTGGCTTAGGAGGCGTTATAGGCTCGGGCTTGCGCTCGGGGGTAGGCGAGGCCGCCTTCTTGTCGGCAAAGGCTTCCAGACAATATTGTCGGTAAAGCCCCTCGTCCATGAAACGAATGAATACACCCAGAGTGGTGCTGTAGTCGCAGTTATGGCAACGGACGAAATAGTCGCCGTTCTTTTCATAGAAATAGAAGCGGGTCTTGGACTTGTTTTTGATTGAGTCGCCACAGACGGGGCAACGGCAACTGGCAAGGTTGCTCTTCTTCCACTTGAACCGCTCAAGCCTCGGGGAGAGCAGGTTTATGAACTTCGCATCTAAGTACATCGCCATGGGGTCAGTATACTCCCGAATCGGCAAAAATCAACTGGTGGAGAAAAGATTATCTTCGGTCAGAATCTTGAACTCCCAACCCTTATCCTCGCAAACCTTACGGGCGGCGTTCCATTTGGCGGAGTTAATCATCCAGTTCCGCATTTCCGTTATTTTGGACTTGGAGACCCGCTTGGTTTTGGGGGGCTTGGGAGGCTCGGTTTGGGACTTCGGCTTGACCTCAATCAGGTACTCCTTGATGGTCTCGTCCTTGGACTTGACCTTGACCCAGAAGTCCACGAAGTAGCGGTGTCTGCGTCCGTCCAGAGGCGAGATGTAGGGAACGACGATTTCCTCCGATGACCACTCAATGACGGACGGGGTGTCATCGCAGAATGTCATGAACTTTCGTTCCCAGAGCGAGCGGTAGATACAAAGGTCGGGATTGCCTTTGTACTTCTCGGGGTGTCGGGGAGTGTACTTCCCCTTATAACTCTCGTTGGGTCGCCGTGTCATGATGTGGATGTATTTATAGGAAAGGGACTAAATAGTATTATGCCAGACAGAATATACTTAGGTAAATCAGACAACGGCGCAGATGACAAATATCGTCTTGCTGACGGAACCACCGTAGTTGAGACTAATAATGAATCATCGGTGTTCAAAGGCTCGCTCGATACTCAATCAACGCCCGAGCCTAATCCACCAGTTTCAAATGAGTTTGAATCGAAACTTTATGGTGATGATCTAAGTAAAGATACTCGACTGCTTTACTTTCCAAGGGATTTATTTCAGACCAAAGAGTACGCATTTGGAATGAGATTTGATATATTTGATACTGGTGGTGCTACTCTCGACTCAAACCGAAAAAGAAATAACGATGCCATGGCATCTTTAGATAAGGCTTACGCCGAGTTAAAACAACAACGAGAGGCAGGCAACGGAGTTTCGGCCACAACATATGGCAAAGCCTTATTGCAAGGTGGAAACGCCGCTTTGCAGACACAAATAAGTCAGATTACAAATGTCACGGGAAGTCAGGTCAAAAAGCGTGACTTTCAAAGAGATGCAAATGGAAATGTAACTGGCGTAGGAACCATGCGTGATAGTAAAGAAGAAGAAGTGACTGGTTTAGTTGGTCTGACGGAGAAGAAAGAGTCGATATACTTGTATCTTCCTTCGAATATTTCATTCAATTCTCAAATGGATTATGAATCAGCCGATCTTGGTGCTATTGACATCGTTAAAGCCCTCCAAGCACTTGGAGGAATTGACAACCCAGACGGGATGGGCGAGATTGCTAAAAAACTTTCTTTGCAAATGCTAAGTGTAGCAGATGAAGTTGCTGATAGTTTAGGTGGAAAAGAATTGTTTCAAAACTACAACAAAGCAAGCAAGCGTGAGATTGTAAACCCCTTTCTTGTTCACTTGTTCAAGGGTGTTCAGAGAAGAAAGTTTAAATATGAATTCTCTTTTACTCCTCGCTCTCCACAGGAAGCGAAATCCGTGGACATGATTGTGAGAAAATTCAGGCAATATAGCCACCCCAAAAGATCACGAGATGGTAGGTTTCTTGACTTTCCCGCAGAGTTCGATATAACCTTTCTTTTCAATAATGAAGAAATTATCCGTGTACCAAAAATCAGAAAGTGCGCTCTAACGGGAATAGATGTTAAGTATGGAGAGCAAAAATTTTTCAGTGGATTCAAACTTGCAAGCACTGACGGAAAGTCAACCGTTGTTCACCCCACTCTCGTAAGAATGTCGCTTGATTTCGAAGAACTCTCAATACTCACCAGAGAAGAAATTGACAGAGGATATTGATGTCATACTTCAAGTATTTCCCAGTATCGTATTACAGCGATGATGTCGGAAGACCTCCGATGTTGGCGACCGATTTGACCGTGCGTGCAAAAATACTTGATTATGTAAGCAACACTCAAGTGTCTTATTTGGATTATACGATCAGAGATGGCGAAAGACCCGAACAATTAGCCTATCGTGTTTACGGAAAACCGACACTCCATTGGACGATACTGCTTTTCAATGAGATACTGAATCCATATTTTGATTGGCCATCATCAAGCGTTGAGTTGGAAAAATCCGTGAGCCAAAAGTATCCAGGAAGGGCGTACTTTATAGATTTAGAAGAGGCATCATCCACCCAAAGCGATTTCTGGATTCAGCCCACATCCGAAGGAAGCGTCACCACAATCAATGGATATGATGTGACCATTCTGGCTTGGGAACCGAACCTATACAAAGTCGTAGTAGATGAAAATTCACCAAGTGTCAGCACAATACCTGAAAGTTTGGACTTCTTCGGTATATCGCAGAACATCCTTTATCATCAAAGATCGGATGGGAAGTCCTTTACCGCAAGAGTCTATCGAATCGTAGATGACAATCGCTACGCAGTTCATCATTTCGAAAAGTTAGACTCGGAAGAAATAGTTGACCATCATTTTGTTGAAAGTATAGAGCAGGTAAGAAGAGATTTGGGTATAAATCCCGTATATGTAAACGCCGATAAAAATAAGTCAAGCAATCTTGAGCGATATATTCGTGGAAATGATTTGCGTCCAATGCCTGACGGATCATTTGTGACACCCATAATTAACATCGACTATGAAATCAGGGAAAACGACAAGAAGAGAGTTATAAAAATGTTGCGCCCAGAATTTACTGAATTTGTCGCAACGGAATTGAGGAAGATTTTCATTGGCTGATTCTTTATCATCATCCGATACGCTTAATCACGCAGGAGACATTCTCCTCGATGAAGTTCTTATTGTTTCCACGCAAACAGGTTTTCAGGTGAACATCACCAAGATGGTCGGTGCGTTTACTATTTTCGAAAACATATACTCAAACGGGTTGTCTGGAAATATTCTTATTATGGACTCGCTAAACCTTCTCAAACACATACCGATAATAGGTCGTGAGAAGGTTTTCATAAAGTTCAAAACACCGGGTGTTGACGATAAGTTCAGAAAAGTTGAGATGGATGTTTATAAAGTCTCATCCCAACTTCGTGGTGAGGAGGGTCAGGCTACGACCGTTATTCGCCTTGAACTCATATCCCCCATCATGACCATCTCAAGTTTGGTAAAGATGAATCGTGTTTTGAAAAACATGACATACTCAAACATGGCGGTTTCTGTTTTTGAAGACATCAAACCTTCACTTGCCGACTCTACTCGGAGCAATGCTCCGTTTATGAGTACACACGAATCACAGAATACTCCTACAAATTTGATATTGACTAATTGGTCCCCCCTGTATGCTTTGAACTGGTTGTCATATCGCTCCACCGCCTCACAGAACGAGTGGATGAGCG